GCTTCTGATCACCCAGCACCGCCAGAAATTCCTTGTTGGGGGGAATGACCGCGCCGGCAGCCAATCGCGGCAGTTCTACACGAGGCAGAGTGTCAATGGACACGCTGCGTCCGGTGAGTGCACCGATCAGGGCGAACGCCTTATTCACACCGCGGATAAAAGCGTTGATGCCGTCAATGATAAAGTTAATGCCGCCTTCCAACAGATCCACGATGGTGTTCCAGATACCGCGGAAGATATTCTTGACACCTTCCCACGCCTGCCGCCATTTTCCGGTAAACACGCCGGAGACGAAGGTCACGATGCCCGTCAGGATCTGACCGATGCTGCTGACCAGATTTTTAAGGGTCAGCTTCAAGGTCTCAATCCAGCTATTCAGTGTCGTCCTGATCCACTCGAGCAGTCCGGACAGCCGTCCGTTTGTCTGCTCATCCAACCATGTAAAGAAGGTGTCTACCGCCGTCTGTAAAGCGGTCAGCACCGCCTCAACGATAGTCTGTAGGCCCTGCACCAGAAGCTGGATGCCGTTTATCGTAAGCGTCAGGTCGCCGGTAAAGATACCTTTGAAGAACTCCAGGAACCCCTCCAACAGGAGTTTTATGCCGGCCAGCATGACCTGCCCCTGCCCGAAGGCATTCGTGAACACCAGCAGCAGGCCGGCAATAGCGGCGACCAGCAGGGGGATCCATGAGCCGGTCAGAACAGCGATCCCAAGGCCGGATATCAGCAGGCCGGCCACAGTAGACAGCATATTTTCAAAGTTCCAGCCGTTCTTCAGCGCGTCATGCAGGCCGGTGGCGAACAGAGATAGCCCGCTGACAACCATCCCGATCCCGGCGCCCAGCTTCCCGAAAGCGATCCAGAGACCGAGCGTTAGCTCTGCGGCGCCTTTCAGCATCTCGAGAAAGTTATCCATGCTGACCCCGTTTTGCCATGCGTCCCACGCGCCCTTCGCCAGATCAATGCCACCGCGGATGGCCACCAATAGGCCGACAAATTTTGTCAGCCCGTCCTTAAAGCCCTTGGAGAGCTTCCACGCCAGCAACGCCGCACCGATCAGGTTTACCCAGTTCAGGATCTTTTCAAAGTCTGACGCCATACTGGAGGTGTCAAAAGAGAAATCCGGCTTGGCTGCTGAGCCTCCACCTCCGCCCGAAGCACTGTTCGACAGCTTATTGATCTCATCGAAGCTGGCCAACGATTTCGACGCTTTCTTTGCGGCGCCGCCTGTGGCCTCGATGGCCTCCGCCTCGTCATACATATTCTTGGCCGCGTCCTTCGCCTGCCCGATGGTCTTTCCAAACAGGAGGGACACCATGCCGGCAATCGCGCTCACGATACGGGTGAGGATGTTGACCAATGCTGTGAAAGCCGGGATCAGCACCGACAAAATAGGCTGCGCCAGTGTCAGCAGCGCCCCCTTCAGACGGGCAACCGCAGCCGAAGCCTCACTGTTGGACTGCACTACCTTGCCCATCCAGTCCTTCATGGACCGCAGCGCTGCTGTGATCATCGTAAAAATAAATACTCGCTTGACAAGGCCCTTGACCCGGTCGGAGAATTTCTTGATCCGCTGGTCTGCCTGCTCCACCGCGCTCGCAACAGCGTCGGCGGCAGTGGCCGGCTTGTAAAGCTCCTTAGCTACCTTTCCCGCATGGTCCTTAGCTGTTGCCAGGTCACCATTGATGCGCTTCGCTGCTGTATCAACATCGTCCAGACGGTCGGCAGCATGATCAAACTTGACCTGCAGACCGTCCACCAGCTTCTGTTGCGCGGTAAGCTCCCGCGTTACACCAGCCTGCCGAGCGGCGGCATCCGCATAAGCCTTGACGCTGGCCGGGTCATTGGCGTTCGCACCGGACATTGCGGCTGTTACGCGCTGAGCTTCATCCTGCAGAGCTGCCAATTTTACCTTTGCCTCATCCAGTTGGCCACCCAGCTCGCTGACGCGCCGGGAAATCGGCAGCCGCTTATCGCCGTTCTTCAGGAGCTGCTTCTCCAGTTTTTCGATATCCCGCGTTGTGCGGGTCAGGTCTTTTTCAAGCTCCTTATTATCCAGTTTTGTGCTGTAAGTAATATAACCGTCTGCTCCGGGCATCAAGTCACCTCATTTCTTTCCCAGCCAGGCATTTATAACGGCGTCCTCCGCCGCGGTGAAGTTGGTCTTCAGATCCACCAACTCCCGATTCTCTCTGTATAGCTGCTGATCTGTTTTATCCAGCGGCTTCCCCTTCGCCTTTAGATTGCGGATTCGGACGATCTGCGCGAAGAAGCAATCGCCGATTTCGTAGTATGCGGAAATGAACGTCCACCAGTGCAGGTATTCCAGCTCACGGACTTCTTTGCCCAGCACACGGTTGATGGGGGCCACGATATACCGAAAGTCCTGCCCCCAGTCCATCAGCTTCGGCGTCGGCCGCTGGCCCCGCCTGTCCTCTCCACAGTTAATAAACCAGACGCACTGCTTTGCAGCTTCCTGCCAGTCCTCCACCGGCATATCCTCAAGTTCCGGGTAGAAGATGTAAAGCACTACAGCCGATTTTTCCTCACTGCTCAGCTCCGGATCTGTCAGAGCCTCACAGATATCCAGTATGGCCCGATAGTCGGAACGGATGGAATACTCCCGCCCACCCACAATCACGGTTTTTGGCAAAGTGTATTCCATCCGTTTCTCCTCTCATCGGTGATATTTCTTCAGGTACTTCTCCACGCGCGGCTTGGACGCCCGGATCTGCTTAGACATTTCTTCCGGCACTGTGTCAATGACCGCCAGAAAGAAGTTCGTCCACAAAGGCAGGCCCTCCGCCATAGCATGGGCGCTGTGACCCTGGAAGACCGCGGCCGCGGCGCCTTCGCCAAACAGCCTGTCAACGCCGTCGGATACTTCCGCGTCACGCTGCCGCACATACTCGAAGAAGGCGGTATTGTTCTCAAACTTCTTATCCTTATCGGTCTCATACCGCTCGGCACATTCCGCGAACAGATCATAGAGAGCCGACACGAAATTAACGTCCGTGGGGTTAAAGCTGATCTGTGCGGCACCATCATTGACGTCGAAGGTTTTTACTCCGATAGGGAAATTCAAAGCATTCACAGGCATCTCCTCCTACTCTCAGGCCGCTTCGGTGAAGGTGACCTTGCCGTCAGCAATCGCCGCCGTGCCGGTGGTACGGGTACCGCCATAGGTCACATCGATAGGCATACCCACATTAGAGCTGCCGCCCAGAGAGGCGGGCTTGACCATGCAGGATTCATACCGCTCCGCGAATACCGCGGTATCCGCCGTGCCGGCGTAAGCATGGACCACCAACAGGTCGTTGTTGGCCATAGCGCCTACATCCTGATCCTTGATAGACTGGTTCCAGATCTTCAACTGGGCCGCGTCACCGGGGTCCAGCTCACAAGGCTCAAAGCTCTGCGTGATCACAGGCTTCTTCATGGTGGTGTAGATCTCACCGAAGATATCAGTCTTGCTCTCTTCGCTGTAATCGTACTCCATGGAGCTCTCCTCCACGCGCTTGCCGATGGGGCTCCAGACCGGAGCGCTATTGGTCCCGGTATTCAAATACAGGATCAGGAGCTTCCGATCCACAACCTGTCCAGCCGGCGTGTTAAACGTCATATCAGCCATTTGTTTTCCCCCTTAAATTTTTTGATGAACTGCACAGACAACTGCACTACATAGACGCCGGTACCTTCACCGTCCGCCTGAAGCAGCGTGCCGTTCTGCGCTGTGATCCGCTCTGCACGGGGGTCATCCCCAAAAACCGGAGCGGCGCCGGTCGCCGACTGCTCCTGCACCCACTCCTGCAGGTCTACGATCCAGTCAGCGTTTTTCGCGGCCCCAACATCATCGTTAGGAGCTTTCTCCAAAACGCAGTACAGGCCGAAATTGTACTGGTTGGTAATGGTAGTATCCCCGACAATATCCCGGCTCCGTCTGACCTCCACCAGACCGTCTGGCATAATGCCGCCGGTACCGGGAATCTTGTCGGCATAGTCCACCTGAAAACCGGAGAGGACGCCGGACTGCGGGAACGCTTCCAACCACTTCCGAACGGTTTCTAAAGCATTCATACCGGGTCACCCCTCCCCTGAACATAGTTCTTGAGATCCGCCAGCATGGCGTCCCCCTCTTTCTCCTGAAGGCGTTTGCCCCAGAATGGGCCAGCTTCTGGGTTCTTCGTGACGGTATACGTCAGATCCTGCTCGGTTGCTTTCAACTGGTCACCACGCCGCCACCGTGGGCCAACCC